CGTCTGCTGAATATAACTGATCGTCTGGTTAGAGCGCTGTCCGATATAGTAGAGGTTCTCGTACTGCTGGGCAATGCGAGAGACCATCAACTCCATCGCCGAAGCTGTCTCCAGCACGGTCGACGAAAGCTCCGCCGCTCGCGCCGACGTCTGGGCGAGCGCCCCGGCGAACCGCTTGAAAGACGGTTCGTCGACGCTCCACCCGAGCTTGACCAGATATTCTTCAAGGGTCATCAGGTAAACTCTTCGTTATTAGATGCGTAATCGCTCGCAGCCGTTCGCCGCCGGTAAACCCCGAGAAGCCCCGAGAAGCCCCGAGAAGCCCTACAAAACCGAAGCGTTGGCGACGTTTAGACCAATGTTGCCGGCGTATGGAGCCTCGAAAGAAAAAGGAAATCCGCACATGACCCTGCTGTTCAACGACACTGAGCCACAACAACTGCCCCTGCCGCTTAGCGATCAGCCAGCACATCTGATCTCAATAGAAGAGGTTATGCGACTTCTAGTCCGCCTGATCGAGAGAGGGGTAGTCGCACCAGCTAAGATTGGTGCGATTGACGGGGGTTGGGTGGTAACCACAAGCTCTGCGTCTCCCGCCAATAACAAGCAACGTACCCCCGCATTAAGAAACGCAATAATCTACCGCGCAATTACTACCGGCGCTGAACAACGGGGGGTTGCTCAAGACTTCGGAATGTCGGCTAGTCGAGTGCAGGAGATAACTGCACGCTTCCACACTCGTCATGAACTTGCTATTAAAAATAAGAGGCTACTGTTGAAGCCGATTGATCGTCTCGGGCTCACCAATAGAGCAGCCAATGCGCTGATCGCAGATGGTTTTCGCTGTCTAGGGGACATTGCCGCCACTAGGGTACACGCTTTAGATCGCGTGCCTAACTTTGGCAATGTCTCTTTACAGGATACAGAAGAGATGCTTGCGCGATACCATCTTTGGCCTGGGTGTATCAGCCAGAGAACAGTTGACCGTCTACTTACTTCTCGTTGAGCCGGCGCTGATTCTCAGCCACGACAGCGATATGGTCATTGGCAATAGCTAAATCGTACAAGGTCACTGTTCCGTCTAGTAAGCTCTCAAGCTTGCAGTAACCTCTGCCGACCGGGGCCATCAGCCAGTCCTCTCCTCGTTCGAGAGTTGCCCATCGTCTCCCTGCGTTTTCGGCCCGTTCAAAGCGGACGGGCCGACGGAGAAAAAATCGAGCAGCTTATTGTGCTCGAACGTCTCGTGGAGCAGTTTGGAGATTTCGTCCAGGCCGATATCCGCGAACTGGAACATGCCGGGCACGGCTAAGATCGGGCTCCAGCCCTGACCCGAATGCCGCACGACGTGCGCGAGACACTCGCTTACGACGGCAGTGCGCCGCTCAGCGGTCATGCCAGCGCGCGACATGATGATCAGCTTGATCGCGTCGTCGTACTCCTGATCAGTCATGTTCTTTGGACGGTCGCGCTTCAGCATGGCAAGCGCCACTAGGATATCGCGATACTCGGTTGCAACGTTCATCTGCGTAAACGCCGGCAATCGATTGATGCGATACTTGTGCGCACCAATCGGCACTTCTTTCTCGGTGGTCATGTCTGATTCCTTGGTGGGAGTTTTCTAAGTTTAGGAACAACTTCGTCGACGAAGTAGTCTGCCATCTCTTCGGCGAACACTTGGCTTTCCGCGAGTTTTTCGGCGGCAGAAACGAGAGCGTGACGACGCAGCTTCCGAGCTACGTCGTCACTGATCGTCAAGGGTTCGACAGGTCTGGAGTTCCCGCGCCCAGCACTTCGGTTATGATTCCGACGAAAGTCCATTCGAGAACATTTCCTTCTTCGGACCAGCTGTTGTCGGGATGCTTCAGGAAGGACATCTGCGCGCCGCTGACGACGTCGCCGCGCGCCTTGTCGACAACGCGGAGCGTGTTCTGGCCCGTGTTGGCGGCGTTGGCGCGTTGGAAGTTGTACGCCGTGTTCAGCACGTTGTTCATCGGCGACGTCTTGAGCAGGCGGATCGTGACCCGCCCGGTTTGCGTAGCGCGCAGCGACGTCATGATGGAACCGTCCGCGCCGGTCGTAATTGTGACCTTGTCCTCGTCGAACGCAGCCGAGAGGCCGTCCTTAGCGGCCCCCGACGTCGACCCGATCTGAGCGTTCAGACCCGGCCCGACGACAGAGGCTTGAACGTTGAGAAACGAATAAGTACCCATTGTCGTGTTCTACCTTTCTGGCCGGTTAGTCGTTAACGTAGATCGTGGCGCTGACAGTGTCGATCGCGCCAGCGCACTTAACGGCAACCTGGATCGGCGGGCAGATACGAGCCTGACGCTGTGCCTGCGACTGATTAGCGATCGGCTGCGCGTAGATGTAGTAGCCCGCCTGCAACCACTGACCCGAAACGAGTTGGCCGAACGAGATGCCGTTCCAAACGCCCGCCGCGAGGAAGCCGTTGGTGACGAACTGCTCGCAAGCGCTCTGCACGCCGTTCTCCAGCGTGTTGACGCCGTCGTCGGTTTGCGGGATTTTCGGTGCACTCAGCAACAGATTGAAGACGTTCTGTTGTGCCTGCAGCTTCAGCCCATCGACACCAATGATCGTGTCGATGAACTGACCAGACGGGCAGATGCCCTTCTCAATGATCGCCGTGGAGTTGCCAAACTGATACGAAACGTAGACGTTGCCGTTATACCCTTCGAGCGCGTCGATCTGATCAGTGTTGAGGCTCTCGGGGGCGACGCCCGGTTCAGTCTTGTACATGAGCGAGATGCACGTGCCCTCGCCCGCGTAGTCGACCGTTGCGATGCGAGACGCCATCGACCAGGCGGCATAAGCGTTCGTCGAGCTGTACTGCCAAGCCGTGTGCTGACTTTGCAGCGCCTGAAGCAACGCGCCAATGTGCGTGGTGTCCCCGGTAACAAGAACCTGCGGCTCTTGCGTAGTGATCCAGTAGAAGTGCGGATTGGCGTCGCCGTCGATGTAGGGCGCGATAGCGACATGATCAGCGTCCGACGCGTCAGGCATCGTGAAATTGTACCATTGCCCGCCGAAGTTGGTGTCGAAGAGCACGACGCAAGACAGCGCACTCTCAGCCACAACGCCCGGGGCAGTGTAGCCGCCGTCGTCAGCCTGGCCTTGAAGCATCGCTGAGATGTCCGTGCCGGTCGTACCAGCGGTCAGGAACGACACTGACGACGCGCTGCCGGTCGTGCCGCTCGTAAACTCGAACCGCTCGAACTCGGCATTGTAGACAACGGTCGCGTTCGCGTACGAGCCGCCCAGACCCTGCATCGCGGTCTGGATCACCAGCGCGACGTTGTTCAGGGTCACTGACGCGGAGAAGTCGAGAGCCGGCACGTTCGTCGCCGCGCCGCCGTCGACGCCAACTTTGAAGGAACCCGCATTGATCGCGTTCCAAGGAGCCAGCAGCTGATCGTCCGCCGGCAACGGGCCACAGATAAGCTCGCCCGCCGCTGCCGTCTTACACCAACGTCCAACAAACATAGACGTCGGCTGAGGCGACTGCCCAAACCAAAGCTCAGCGGCGAAGTATTCCTCGACGTCGGTGCCGAAGTCGTCGGCGACCTCGGTAAGATCGCTGTAATCCCGCATGCGGGTTTTGGTGTCGATGACATCGCTAGTACCGAGAACGAGCCCGGTGCTTAGCGACGGCGCTTGCACAGCCTCGGGCGTGATCACGATACCAATGTTGATCAGCCGCGAGATAGGAAGATTGGCGGTAGCCATTTACACAGCCTCCTTAGCGTTCGCCGCGCGCTCACGCATAACGTGCGCTTCCTCTTCGCGGTGTTCCTTGACAGTCCGGCGCACCGCATCGTGATACTTGCGGTTCGCGATATCGATATGCTTGCGGCGTTCGTTCCACGCCTTGCGCTGTGGATCGGTGTACTTGGTCCAGTCCCGATGCATCGGAGCCGGGAAGCGGGCATGTGCCGCCTTGACCGCGTCCATGTGGAGCTTGAAGTGCGTTTCGAGTTCCGACGCGCGGCGCTGGGCGCGCTGCTCGTCGGTCTCCTGCACAACGGCGGCCAACTTCGCCTTGCGCCGCTCTTCCGGAGTAAGCGGCTTCCTCACCGCCGCCGGCTTCGCAGCTTCGTTCTTCGGAGCCTCATCACGAGGCCCGTCGTTACCATTAACTTCAGGCATCGTGTGCCCTCCTCTCGTTTACGGTGGTGCGTAGAAAGTTTCGGAAAAACCAGTGTCGGTGTAGATCGTACCGTTCGCGGCGACGAGCGTTTGAACGGGGTAATCCCGGTCGATCTGGCGGCGGATCACCCAATCAAGATCAACACGATATTGCCAGCGCGTTTTGACGAGCGAGGGAACGGCAACCGGCGTGCCGGTTCTGACGAGGCCCATGCCGGCGAGCAAAAGCGGCTCGCGGTTTTGTGGGACCATCATGCCGTCGCGAAAGAGCGCGGCGTAGTAATCGGCCAAACCACCGGAGTTGTCGTCACCAGTCGAACCGCCCGTGTCGTAAAACGTCGTGAGGATTTCGATCTCCTCATGGCGCTGCATGTGATCGTTGGCGTTCTCTGTCACCCAAGGCAGTCGCCCGATAAAGGGGAACTCGTCACTCGGGCGCTTCGTGATCTTGAAGGCGATCCAAGCTTCGCCCTGATTGGGGATAACCGGCGGCTCGGTCTGCCAGTAGGGGCGGACCATATCGCCGTCCATCCCGGTGACCCCGACAATGATCTGTTGGAGGAACCGGAGCAGCGCCTGGCCCTCTAAAGGCGCGGGCGATTGCGCCGGGAGGAGATACCCCCCGGTTGCCGATGTGTTGGGCATGTTTCGGGCCTTTCAGGGCTTGATACGAAGCCCGTAGACGCGCTTTTCCGGCCCGGGGGCTATCAGCCTAGCCCGGGCGGCGCTTAGACCCCTCTACGGGGCTCCTACGGACAGTCGTTTTGCGAGGGGGCGTTAACCCATTCCCGGTACGTAAACGTGTCGCCTTGCTCGGAGTTCTCGGAGCCGGCGACTAGGATTGCCCCTGTCGGTATCGGGAAGGTGCCGTTCGGCGGGAAGTAGCCAAAGGCGGGCACGTAAAAGGGCGCGGCGTCGACGCCCGATTCGTAAAGCCACATGGCCGATTGCGAGGTGTTCTGGAAAAGGAACCCGGCGCGCTGACTGCTTGCCGCCGCGATCTGTTGCGGCGTGCTGTTGTCGCCTACGGCCCCCGCCTCCAGCGACCCGCTCGCATCGTTGATCGTGTCTTGCCCATGCCATGCGACAAGGTGCGGTTGCGAACTGGCGTCAAGAAGTGTAACAAGCGGCATACTATCCTCCTGCGCCTAGGGCGTAGATTGCGTTCTCCGGTCGACTGAAGTCCAGCTGGCCGTAAGCGGCGGCGAGTTGGAACGGCGGGAAGTCGACGTTCTTGATTGAAGAGCACGTAGCTTCGACAAAGCCCGCGCCGAAAGTACCCCAACTCTTGAGCGCAACAACCTCGTAGTGATTACTGTTCCACTCGATAATGTCGGGCTTCCAAGTGATCTTGCCGGGGCCTTTGGCGACCCCGCGCAATCGGTATGTTGTCACGACGATGACGGTCTTCGTCATGATGTCGTAGGCGTCTTCACGGTCTAGGTCGTTGGAGCCCTCGGGCTGCACTGACCCGATCACGTCCTTGATGCGCGACGTGATCCACCGTGATTCGCCAAAGCCGTTCACTACCTCCTGCCGACGGAGCACAGTGAACGACTGCCCGGCAATGTCGGGGTCGAATAGAATATCTGTGACGTCGACGAGCGGCATTTATGAACCCTTTGCGTGAGCCCGCGCAGCTGACCGGGTCGAGAACGTCTTGGTCTGTCCGCCTTTCGAGACTGCCCACTTCGTCTCGTTTTGGTTCTCGTAGACAGCGCCGCCCCCGAAGTCGTCGACGAGATAGAACTTCTCACCACCGGCAGTGATCTCGCTCGCCGCATCGCGGGCGGACTTCGCGTAGTGATTGTGGATAACAATCTTAGGTCGGGTCATATTCACTTGCCTTTCGGGAGCTTGAGTTTCGTGCCTATTTTGCGGAGAACGTAAGTGATCGCGTTGCGTAATTGCCCAGTGACGATCAGCGGGGTGAACACGCCGTCAGCGCCGTTCTGGCGCGACGCAGGCAGGCCACTAGCGAGTGCGCTAGCAATCTTCTTGCGGCGAGCCTTACCCTTGACGCGGGCGATACGTCCCTTGATCGTGCTGGGCGCGAGTGGCGGCGGAATGCCCTGCCCTATTCGGTTCTTGATCGCTCGCGTCGCAATGATGCCGATGCGGTTAAGGTAGCTCTCGACGCGGATATTCCCGCCCTTGTTGCTCGGGTTCAAGATCGCCTTGCCAGCGTTCTTGAACTCTTCCGTGATCTGCTTCTGCACATCCTTGATGCCGGGTCGCATGAAAGGGCGACCCGGAATGCCCGCCTCGGGCGACCCGTTGTCGTGGATGTAAGCCAGCGCCGCGTTGGTGATGCCGTCTTGCCCAGCGTCTTGCCGCTGACGCTTCTCGCCGGGAACGCCGACCATCACCTGCGTGTTGGTCAGCGCCTCGACGCCTTGCAACAATAGCTTGGTGTTGTCGACCTTCTTGAAGACGCCGCTGATTTTAGACTTGGACTTCTTGGCCATCAGACAAGATTAGGGTCATAGAAGACCACGACGACTTCAGCCTTCACGCGCTTGCCGCGCTGAATCAACTCGCGAGCGTTGTCCTGAATCCACTTCTTGAGCCCGGGGCCATTCGAGATATGCGGCTCCGATTGCTTCAAGACGCCGCCGGTCTCCGCGTTCAAGAGCTTCGCGACGTAGCCCTTTTCGGACTTATAGTCGTGAGTATCCTCTAATCCAGCCGCTCTCCGCACAACCGCTCTATCCCAAAAAGCGCCGTGCTTTACGGTTATCCGGCCGCCGACATAAGCGTCAAACTTGAGCGCCTTGACTTCCTTGAGCTTCTTAAACGCGGTTATAGCTTGAGCGCGCGTTAGATCGCCCGCGCGCTGAAGCTGGTCTAAGAATTCCTCTTCAGCACGCACCGCCCGCTCTGCCATTGAGCGGGTGCCTGGGATAGTCTCCTTACGCTGAACGTCACGCTGCTTAGGCGGCTGGAAAGCCTTGCCGCGCACCTCGCCCGCTCGCGCGTTGCTGTTGAACTTCATCTTGAGCTTACGCGCTGATCGACCACGCTCCCAAGCTGCTTTCTCGGCAGCTTCTGAGTACGGGTTCTCGTTGACGTTAGAATGCCAACCCTCGCCATAAGCAACCTCTTCGGCTGAGCCAACGCCGTCGCGCGCAACCGTGACCTTGGCGTCTCCAGCCCAGTAAACCATGCGCTGGTAACCACCCTTGGCGATCACGATCTGAGAGTGCGCCTGGGGCGACGCAGCGCCGTGCTTAGCGCTGACGACGCGTTCGCCGGAGCCCAGCGTGTCGCCGGTTCTAAGTGAGCGAACGGGAACGCGGGTGGTCTTGCCTTCGGGCGAGCGGGCGTACTCGTTATGAATGACAATGCGGCGCGTCATAGCCTTGAGACCTCTTCAGGGTTTAGTTACCAAATCCAGTATCAGCGGGTGCAATGCCGGGATAAGGCCCGGCCCATGCGTTTGACGCGCCTAGTGATCCAAAGCTGTTGAAGAACAGGAAGGGCGGAGTAGCTCCAACGCCAATCTGAATTGGCCCCGAGCCGCGCATCTTCATCAATCGGTAGAAGCGCTGACCGTAGATCGTTTGATTGTAGTAGCCCGCGTTCGCCTGCATCGAACCGCCAAGCACGGAGCTCGTGTCGAAACTGACGCTGACACCGTTGACGCTCTTAGACGAAATGATGCCAATCTTCGTACCCGGATCGCCGCCGGTACGCGCCGCGTCCGCCGCTTGCTTTTCGAGAACGATCTGGTGCGCTACCCACATTTCAGTGGCAAAGTCGGCGAGCATTGTTGGCGGTGAGGTCGCGACGAGCGACGACGGTCCCCAAAAAGGATTACCGCCCGCGCCCGAGCCCTGTCCGAGCGCCACCATGTTCTCGGGGCCGATCGTTCCGCCGAAGTTCAGCTGGTAAACGCCAACGCCGTGGTTGTCGCCGCTAACCTGACCCAGCACCGCCGCATTCTCCGGAAGACCCTCGCCTTCGAGCAAGAGCGGGAAACAAGACAGCGAGCCGAACTCAATCGCGCTGACCACGAGCGTCTTGTTCGCCTGCACCTGCCCGGTGAGCGAGCAGACTTGCGGCGGCGACCCGCTGCCGGTTCCGAGCAGCAACGCCGCAATCGCGAGCCAGTAATTGATCGCGCTGTCAGGATAGGCGCTCTCGTTCCCAAACTCTTTCGGGAAGTCCTTACGGAAGCTACAGACGGTGACAGTCATTGGAATTACTTCTCGCTAAGCTCACGCTTGATGTTGTCGGCCAGCGAACGATTGCCCGCCGATCGACCGCCGCCGTACTTGAAGCTCTGGTCCTTGATCGACTGTTGCGAGACTTTTTCCGGCAGCTTGAAGCTCGCGTTGTGATCCTTGTTCGCCGGGTCAGTGCGTGTCGTCGCCGGGTCCGCACTATACTTCGGGCTCTGGCTCGCGTTCGTGGCAACCTGCATCGGCTCGATCTTCGGCATCGCCTTCAGGCCGGTCGGCGCGGGCGGCACAGGCATGTTCGGTTTTGTTACCATGGGGTCGAACCTTTCGGTATGTTTGAAGGAAAAGGAGAAAGCCGTAATGACGCCAAAGCAAAAGCTAGAGCATCAAGTGCACGTTCTCGAACTGAAGAACAAGCAACTACAGGATAGCAACAAGCTCGTGCACGTTCTGATCTGCGCCATCCTGTCTAATACGGGGCCGTTCACGGTGAACAAGAGCGAGGTCTTCAAGGACGGCACCGACGAGTTGAACTTCAACGGCTACGCCGTCAATTTCAAGGAACTTGCCGGAGAGCCCGACAAGTGCCTGATCTCGTTGGTCCTACCCAAGAGCAAGATTCAGTAGCGCCCGTTGTTCTTGCCGGCATCCCTGATCTTGTCCAAGCCGATCTCGCGACCGCAATCAAGGCCCTTGTGATCGCTCTTCTGGATCGTGTCGGGAAGATTGTTCACCTTGCCGGCACTCGGGCCGCTGGTCGACATGGGGCCGGAGGAATGCGTTGGCGCGCTGACGTCACGCGACCTTGGACCGTAGCGACGCTCCAGTTCCGCTTGCTTGCTCCGCTCTGCCGCGCCCGATCGTTTCATGGAGGCGTAAGGATCGCGCTCGGGCTTCGGATCGCTGGAACTCGCGTGTCGACCGCGAGCCCGCTCCGTATCTTCGCGGTCCATCTTCTCACGCTGCGCTCGCATTGACGCGTAGGGGTCGCGACCACCACCGCCTTTTTGAGGCCCGCTTCCGGGACCGCCGTCATTACCCATGGTAGCTCTCCTGTCGTTATGCACGCCCTTGATCGTGCCCTTGTTTGCGGATGCGTAGAAGACCTCCTCGCCTTTCTTGTTGCCGTACTCTTCCTTCATGTTCTTCATGATCTCACTACCTTTGGAAGTCAACGGCATGACGGTCTCCTAAAACTAGGTCTCTAAACTAAGAGAGCCGCGCAACCTCGCGGCTGGCGGCTCTCCGTTAATCAGTCCTCGTCAGCCATCGCCATATTGGGATTGGGTGACGGCGCTTTCTGCATTCGCTTGACGCCATGCGCCTTGAGGTACCAGTGCATGTCCTTCTTAGTCTCGCCAGCAAGCGAGACCGGCACCAGCTGAACGCCGACGCCGAAGTGGTGCATGATGCCCTTGTCCTGCAAGTTCACAGGCTTCTGGAAAAGGCACGACACAACGTCTTCCGTGTCGAGATTCCGTTCGATCAGGTCGATCTCAGCCATAGCCTCGGGGCCTGCCTCGCCGATTCGCGAACCGATGCGCTCGCGGCTATACTGGGGGCCGGCGACCTCGTCTTCTTCCTCGTCTTCGTCGTCTTCGTCGACGTCGGCTTCCCTGCTGCCCTTAGCGGGCTTGCGAAAATCCACCGGTTCGCGAACCGGCGCTTCGTCGCCGTTCTTGTCGAGCATCTCCACCTGCGTCGGCTGTACAGTGCTGCCGAGCGGATTGACAACCGGCTGACCGGTACCAGTCTCCTTGACTTCCGGGTCGCCCGCGAACTTGACGCCGCGCGCCGCTTGATTACGTTCAACCATACCGTCCTCTTTTCCTGTTGCGAGGGGTTTTGATCAGCCCCCGGGCGGGACTACCCCGCCCGAGAGATTGCGCCGATACTAGCTCAAACCATCGCGATAAGCGATAGTCTCCGGATAGACGATTTCGAGCACGCCCAGACGACCATAGTATGTCGACCGATGCCAGATCGAATCGTACTGCAACGGGGTCTTTGCAAGCATCGTCATCGGGTAACGGACGCGGTCCTTGTCCTTGGTGTAAACCACCATGCGGTCCTTGCCCGCGTTGCCCACGGTGACAGTGCCACCGACGCCCGTTCCCAGGCACCACTTGAGCGGCTTGATATCCAACGTCGCGCCGCCCTGGCGAGCGGTGATGTTGTTCTCCAGAATGTAATTCAGGATCGAGACGTTGCCGGCCTGAGAAACCTTCTGGGTCGCGATGTAGCCGAAGTCGGTCGGGGGCAGCAGCACGCTGTCGGGCAGAGCCGCCCAACCAGTGTTGGCCCAGGCCGACGTCAGAACCTCGTTGAAGTCCTGAAGGATTTCATCGGGGGTCTTCTGCGTCCAGAGCGGCGAACCGATCGCGCCGTTCGCGACGTTGGCAACGTTCGTCACCGCGTCAGGAGTGGTACGATTGTTCGAGTTGACCAGACCGTAGAAGCCGCCGGGGGTATCGCCGAAATAAACCATTTCGTCGATTTCCATCTGGTGAGCAAGCTGAAGCGCCTTGTACTTCTGCTCGTCAACCGGACGGCCGAGCTTCGCCGCGCTCTCAAGTTCGAGCACGGTGTAGGCAATTTCCTTGCCCCACGGAATCAACGGCTGGGTGATCTTCGCGATATCGACCGACACGCGGCTGACCTGGTTCGTGTTCTTGCCGATCCAGGACTTGCCGTTGCCAACGCCCTGTCCAGTACCGAGCGAACCGGCGCTGTAATAGGTCGAAGTCGTGAACGAACTGACTTCGTCGGCGGTGGTGACGTCTTCACGAAGATCGATATCGCGACCCCAGGTAACCGCAGCGAGCGGTTCATGCAGGGTCATGTCGAGACGCTCAAGCTCGCCCACGAGGAACGCGCCAGAGCTATCGACGGTGCGACCGTCGTGGGTGCGGAACGATTGTCCAAAGGACTTGCCGCGCATGTTGCCCATGCCGTCAAGGGCGGACCAGCCCTGGGCGTCAAAGGTCATCATGTCGACCGTGCGGTGCCGCCCGAGAGAGCGGCCACGCACAATGGCGGGTGCCGAGACGGCGGTGCCCACCAGAAAGCTACGTTCGTGTTTCATGTGGATAAAATCCTTTCTGTGCTTTGCTGTCTGCGGCGATCAGTAATTCGGGCAGATCAGTTCAGCGATACCGTTGCTGTCCGGCGGGGAATTGAACGAGAAGCCGTTGCCGAGCGAGAGGGTGTTGCCCGCGCTGGCCACGATCTCGAAGCCGCCCTGAGTATGGCCACCGCCGGAAGCTGCCGCCCAGATGAACACCGCGCCGCCCTTGACGCAAGCGCCGTTCACTTGAACCATGATGTAGCCGCCGCGAAGAACGTCGATCGGCTGCACCGACGGAGGGGTAATACCACCGTAAGGCACAGCGCCGTACGGCTGGCTGGTCGTGGCCTGCTGGATCGGATACGGGCGAGCCGTGACGCCCCAGATGTTGGTGAGCGCGACATCACCAGCCTGGATCGGGCGCACGCCGCCGTTCGAACCGTTGGTCGCGTCGACGACGACGGGAACGCCGTAGCCGTTGACCGGGTTGACCGGCGAGTTCAAGCACGGCTGAATCGAAGCCGGGTGGCCACGGTTCACGTCGCCAGCAACGCCAGCGCCCATGCGGAACTGGATCGAAGTATCAACCGTACGGTGCCGACCGAGCGACCGGCGAAGCACGGCGGGCGCTGCCGGAACGAACAGGCCCTTCGCATTTTTCGCATAAGACATAAGAGAAAGCTCCTTGTGCTCTCTGATTTGGTTGCAGTTAAGAAGACACTAGCGCTAGCTTAGTGGCGAGCGTAGTGCTCCTTGTTGATCTTGTTGATATCCGACAGCGACTGGATACGCCCGCCGCCAGTGGTGCTGTGACCGCCGCCCTGCTCGAAAGCCGAACGATCGGTGGCCCGGCGATTGTTACCCTCGCCCGCTGCCGAAGAAACAGCGTTGAAGAGCACGCGGGTCTGACCCATCGGCAGCTTCTTGCTGTCGTAGGTCCGGCCGCTGAGCGCCGTATCGATCAGGCCGCGCGTTTCCGGCTTGTTGTAAGCCAGATCAAGCGCGGTACGACGCAGACGGTCGATCGACTTGATCGTGGCAACCGGCGACGCTTTGGCGTCGTAAGTCGGCAGACGAATGCCCGGGGCGAGAACTTCCGCCTTGGACAGAGTGTCCTGGAACGCGTCGGAGAGGAACGCGCTGTCGCGGGCCTTGCGGGCGCGGTCAGCGGTGCCGGGAGGAGCTTCGAACTCAAGCTCGCCCAGGATTTCCCGGTTGGCTTCATCGCGACGATCGCGCGAACGGCGGTCGTCGTGACGACGGTCACGGCGGTCGTGGCTGTCCATTTCCAGGTTCTCTTCCTCGCCGGTGCCTTCCGGTCCGAGTTCTTCTTCGTTGTCGTCGTGGCGGCGATCGTCATGACGACGGTCTTCGCTGTGCTCGGGCTCTTCGCCCTCTTCCTTGGCCCACTTCGCGAAGCCCTTGTTCATTTCGTCCTGCATCTTTGCAAAACGAGCGTCATTGGCTTCCTGGGCCTTCTTGAACCACGGCGGGGCCTCTTCCTCGCTGTCACGCGAGCGACGATCGAAGCCCGGCGGGTCCTTTTCCGGGAGCTCGCCCATCGACGCGTCGAAGTGCCGACGATCTTCGTTGTGCTCGGGGATGTGATTGTGGACCTCGATCGTATCCGGCTCCTCTTCGTCGCCCACGTGCTCTTCGAGTTCCTCAAGAGCCTCGTCGAATGCACGCGCGTCGTTGGCCGTGAAAGCCCGCGACAAGCGGCGGAACATGGTACCAATACCTTTATGCTTCGCCATAAGTTGTCTCCTCTGGCGGTTAAGTGCGGTCGCTGGTTATGTTAGGCGTAGGCCAGCGACCGCTGACGACCAACGCCAAAACGAGTTGTCGAAAACTCAACGCTTGAAACGCCTGAGCAACCGGCGGACCCGTGCCGCCCTTTCGGGCGTGAAGAACTCTTCCCGTTTTGCAACGGGAAGCGCCTCATCCACGGTCTTTCGATCGCCAATGGCGCAGAAGGGACCACAACGGCCCGCTTTAACAAGAGCGAGGTGGTTGTACCTGATCTTGACTTGTTCACCTCGCCCCTTGATAGGCTCTCCAGTATCTCTGTCGAGAAGCTGAAGATATTCCGGGTTGTACCCGCACGACACTTCGCGTTTACCCGCTTCAATGTCGCGAATCGTTTCCTCGTCGTAGACGATCAGGTCCACGAGCAGGAAGTCCGCAGTTTCGCCCTCGCCTCGCCTCGGGTTAACAACCGTGCCCTTGGTGTACATTTTCCAATTGCGCGGGTCGACGTCGGCAGGCGGATGATCGTCCGTGATTGGCTTGCCGTTGATCGACGCCATAGAGCGCGGGTCGAAGACTTCAGCGGCAGAGCGCGTTACGCGGACAGCACCGTCACGACCAGCGCCTAACTCAGGCGGAACTTCATTCGGTCCGTAGAGCATCTCGCCAATGCGCGCGGCGGGAACGTCGTAGCAGATCAGGAAGCCCTCGGGGGTGCGCTCGCGGTTAGGGCCAAGGCTTTCTGCCGTGTAGTACTCGATATCCCGGGTGCGGTCGATCGCGCGGTACTTGAAGCTAGTGTCGCGCGCCGGCAAGGTCGCGCTCGTCTCGTACTTGTCGTTGGAGGTGTCCTCAAGACGCTCCACTTCCCAGCCGTCGTCGTTAAGGCGCTGCTCTGGCGCGACGAGGTCAGCGATCGACAGGTCCTTAATCGGCCCGTCGCTCTCCAGTGTGAGCACGCCACCGCGTGAAACGATCTTCGCTTCGAAGCTGTTGCCCTCGGGGTTGCTGATCTTGTAACGGCGAACGACGCCTTCTAGAGCGGCATCGTGGGCGTTGTGCTTCCAACCGTCGCCGTCGCCGTCAGACAGATACGCGTGATCGTAAATTTCCTGCATCTGCCGCTCCAGCTTTTCGAGCACCGCCATTGTCGGGTTCACAAGCTCGCGAATTTGCTCGTAGACCGCATGACACAGGTTGTTCTTGGCGTTCACCATGTGCTTGGAATTGAACTGAACTTCGGCGACCAGACCTTCTGGCGTGCGGTAGTTGATCAGGATATCGCGGTAGCCGCCCTTGATCTGGTCGACGTAGCGGTCCTTGACGCGCAGAATGTTGTCGCCGTGCTCCGCGATAAAGTCAGCGGCGGCGCGGCGCGTGTTTTCGATCTTGTCGGAGACGACTGTGCCTCGAATAACATCACGCAGAAGCGTTACATCTCCGCCAAGCTCGCTCTTAAGTTTGCGCTCGGCTGAACTCCGCGTCTTCAGGCTAGTGCCACCCTCGCCGTTCTGCTGGAACTTCGCTTCAGAACTGTACTTATTCGCGATTGATTCAAGGGCGCTTTTGAAACCCGATTCCGCTTTCTTGGCTTTCTCGTAAAGCTCATCAATACTCTTAACCGGCTGTGTTGTGTCGCCCTTAGCAACACGCGAGAGGTTGCCCTTGAAGTCGGGCTGGGGTTCGGAGCCGTGGCCCGTGCCCTTCTCGATCGTTCCCGGCTTGCCGCCACCTCCGGAAGACGAGAACTGACCCGCGTTGCCAGGCTGGCCGCGCGGGTGCTCGCTTTCGTGGAACTCGTCTGTGGCTTCAATCAGTGACACGACTTAGAGCTCCTTAACGGCAGAAAGCATGTTGATGAAGAACCGCCCGGTCGCGTCGGGCTGCAGACTGTAACTCATCAGAATGCCCTCGCTCTTGGCCTTAGTCATCAGTTCGCAAATCGGCGCAGCGAGAGCAGCCAACTGATCTTTGTATTCGCGCGCCTTCTCAACGTCGCTCTTGCTCGGGACAAGCTGCGGCGGGCGCGGCGGGTGGCGGCTTAATTCTGTGTCAGCAACCATTGTCGTGTTCCAGTTTTGTTGAGAGATTTGAGCAGGGCGAGAGCGCTGGCCCCCGGGCTCATTCCCGGTCCGCTTCGCGCCCTCGCTGATTCAACCTGATTTCAGACAGACGATTGACGCGCTTGGGGTAAAGCCAAAACTCCCCGAGCCTCTCGGGTCCCCTACTGATCAGGAGCGTGTATTTGCTGAGCGCTGCTTCGCCGCTAACAGCAGTGGAACGGGAACCACGATTTGCGACGCACCACACAAACGCCGCAAATTTAGAAGAGTGAACCGATTACTGTTCGGTCCACTCGAAGGTAATATTGCCGGTCGGACCCGACGTGGTGAACGTGCCCGGGTAATTGACGCAGAGCGACTGTGCCGTACCGCGCAAGGTCGGCGCGCGGCTGAGCGACGAGTTCGGCGTCCAAGAGGCGTCGAAGCCCGAGACCGTGGTGACCGCAACGAACGACAGGCCCCAGGAACGCATTGTGACGCCAGTGCCGGCGGTCGGAACGGCAGTGTACGCGTTGAGCACAGCGGTCGCAGCGGTGCCGGTTCCGGTGCCGGTATCAAGCTGCGCGATCGACGGCTGGCTCGACGTACCGCCCGTGTTGGCGGTGGTACGTTTCACAAGCGCGACGGAATTGGCCGCCGCCTGTGCGGTGGTGTCGAAGGCGCTGTAGGTGACGCGGGTCACCCGGATAGTCTTGGATGCCGAGCCGACGAGGCAGGCAGCGTCGCCGTTGCCGGGGTTGACGACGTTGACGACGGAAGCGCTGTAAGTATTGCGCTGCGTCACTGGGGTCTGGAATGAAGGAACCTGAGCGAAAGCCGCTCCAACAAACGCCGCGCTCGCGAGCGCGGAAATGAGGACACTCTTCAGCGTCCTCTTTGCAAAGTAATGAATACGCATGATGCGTCCTCTTTTGGTTTACGGGGGAAACTACCCTAGCGATTGTTCGATAGGGGATCAGTATGTTGTGGTAAGCTCGGTGCTCCCGCTCGAAAGCGATTGCCAACGACGAGAGTGGGGACGGATGGAATAGTCAGGAGGCTCGGGGCAAGCGATAAGATCGCTGGAGAGGCGACAAGGCCGCCAACTTCTCCAAAGCCCTAAACCGAAAGCCGGATGTGTCGGTTCGATTCCGGCAGCGCCCCTAGCACCGAGCGATTTTCTCTTATAATTTGCGAACCTGCTTCAGTTCGACAACCGCCTCCATCGGCCTGTTACCGCTCTTCCAAGCGATCATCAGGCAGGGGTAAGGCGTGCAAACGTCGGGCGGGTCAATGTCGACGACAAGATGGGGAAGCCGCGACCCAACCGGGAACTCGACCCAGTCACCTACCCCAATCGTCTTCCGCCTAGGCAAGAAACACCTCTTCAATCGCGCTACGAAGCCCTCCCAGAGGTCCAAGCGCCTTGACCGTCTAGCGGCGCGCTGCTGAGCTTTGAGCTCCTCCTGACGCCGCCGTATCACTTCCTCTAGGCTACTCATCGACCGGCTCCGCTCTGAACCGACTGGCCCTAGTCGGACTTGCGTTCGTCACGCGGCGCTTACGCCCAACGGCGGGGTGACGCTCGCCGGGCAAGACGACTTCAGCCCAGCAGCGACAGTTATAAATCCCGCCCGGATGCGACCGCTCGCCATTCTCGCCTGTAACCGGCGGGTCATCCCAGCGGAAGAACTTGCCCTCTAACTTGCGGTGTCGATCGCGGACGTCAATGTCCATCGACGTTCGCCAGATATACCCCTCGGACCCGACGCTCTCGGCTCGGACCTGCTGGAGAATACCGGCGGTGCGCGAGGTCTCTGTTCGCGCAATCAAGTTGGCGCGGCTTTTGGTGACCTCGCCGGTATTCATGATGCGCTTGGCGAACTCGTTCGCCCGAATGCCGCGCGTCATGAACTCGATGCTGTATTTCTCGACGCGCTGTGCCGCCTCAAGAGGCAGCGAGGAGATCAGTGAAGCCGCCTCGTAGACCCGCTCACGAGCCGCGACGCCTAGCGGGCCTCGCGCAAAATCAGTCTTGAGCAGGTTGCCCATCTCGCGGGACTTGTCGAACCAGAACTTCTCGTCACGTCGGGCGACGTCGGCGACCATTCGCTGCGCTGTCGCCTTGGCCCACTGTTGAAGTGATTGGCCGTAACGCTCTAGCTCGCGGCGGAGCTTAGCGGAGGAGCCCATAGGCGCATCCGCTTTGAACGTCGCTCGTGTAAGATCAGCGCATCGCTTTGCGACGCGCCGAAGATTGCGGGCGAATTGTTGTTCCGCCCGTTGCGCCCGCTTCCACTGGCGCTCCTGGGCGCGCGTGTCGCGTCGGGGCATGTCATCCCTTATAGCTCTCGGAAGGCAATTGCGCGACCTACGTAGCGAAGTCGTAGCCTGACACCGTGACCGTCATTGCCGCTCAAGACGAGCGCCCGGCCTTGTGCGTCGACGTCGGACTTCATCACTCCCACGTGGTGCGACCAGACAACGATTGCTCCGGTGTGCGGCCCTGCGCGATGTCCGACAGACGCCCATCGCCGGGCAAGGTTGAGCGATCGGTCGTGAAGACCAAAGTAATGCCGAAGATAGCAACCACACCAAGCAATCCCGTAGCAATCGCTAGGGCGGCTGTGACCAGGAAACTCACGGGCGGCGGAATGGGTTCGCCCGCCGAAGAGCATGGGTGGCTGTTGGTGCAGTTCACCGCCTCCAAAGGAAAAGAAGCCGAAAGCGGGCTGTACTGGTCCTGCTGGTGCATAAGCAAGCGCGTCGCGAAAGTGGTGATGATAGTGACGATGCCCTCGCGCTTCAGCCGGTGAAGAAACAAGAGCGATCAGCAAGAGCAAAACAAAGTACCGTATCATTGGAAGTAGTTCCTCTCAATCTGTTTGGCCTCGACTTCGGTCTTGAACGGACCTAGCTCTCGCGACACGCGCTCACCGCAGATTGCGATCCACCATTTGCCGCCGTCGTCTTCGAAGACGTAGGTAACCGGCACTGGCAACTTCGATTGCTGGAAGACGTCAAACGCGTCGGCTACTGACATCGCGCTGTTCCTTTTTATAATAACCCTCAACCTTCTTGACGTGCCAGCCGCTCTCCATCATCGCACGATGGTCAGGTAGCCGGCGTAGCTGAGCATGAACAAACTCACCATACGGAGGGTGCCCGCGAGGGTCCACTTCGACGTTAGGAACCGTGTAATGTCGTGTCTCGATAATCTCGCGCCCCATCGGCCCCTTGCCGTAGGTTGCGTCAATCCCGAGTTCGGCCTTAGCGTATCCAGAGCCCGCGCGATCATGCGAATGTTCGCGGCAGTCGTTACAAGTTCCGCCGCAAGAGCATCCGCCGGGGCCATGATCATGTGCCCCGCCCGTCGCCCGGAACTGACCGATGCTGCGGGTCATGTAATTGTGCAGAACTACGCGAGCCATTTTCTTCCTCGTTGTCCCAAGCCACATAGAAGGCTTTGAAATTGTCGAAGTCCGGCTTCTCCATATACCAGCCGTAACCGTGAGCAGTCTTTAGTTCAATGTTAAACGGCCGCAGTCTCTTCCTGATCCGAGCGATGAACTGCCGAATAGTCAGCATGGGGTCACGTGGTTGGTCGCCCTCAGCGCGCCCTCCGTAGAGCAAGTGAATGATCTGCTCCGATCTAACTGATCGGTTCGAACTCTCTACCAACGCGACGGCAATGGTCTCCTCGGCTGGCCAAAAGTTGATCTTGGGGAAGCGCTTGACTGGTCGTCGCTTGGTGAGGAACTGCTCCTCTAACTCGTAGATGTAATCGCTTAGCACCTCGACTTGCTTAGTCAAGGGCATACCGTCCAGCTGATCGAAGTCGAACCCGTGCTTCCTCATCGGTCTGAGATCGGAATGCCCTTGCGATGACAGGCACCGATGATCACGTTCTTCGACACGCCAAAGCGCCGGGCGACCTCTGTAACGCGCAGCTTGCGCGCCATGAGGTCTCGCAGCCGCGCGATATTGTCGAAGTGACGCCAGTTAACGTCGCCGTTAGGTAATCGATAAACAACCCCTACCGGCGCGTTCGTGTTCTGCGATATCCCAGACGCGGGCTCCGGTTCAGGCTCGGGCTCTTTTGCCGGGGGATGCTTCTCAACGAACTGCACTGGCTCAAGTTCGAGAACGGTGTCTTCCTCAACGCGAGCCGGTGGCTCGCTCTTGAGAATCTCGTTCACCATGTCTTTCGTCAACTCGACGACGTTCTCTTCCGTGATCATCTCTTGCTTGAAGCGATCGGGAAGCGGTTCATCCCAAGGCGACGTCTTGACCTTTGGCGGCTCGAACAGGACACGCTGATACCCGTTCGGGTAGTAGTCAGCGATCGTCACCCGCGCACCCAGCTTCGACTTGAGCGCGGCTAGGCTTTTGGCGGTGACCCCGTCGTCAGTGAACCAAAGCTTGTCCTCCACTGAATAAGTGGGGTGGACAATGATCGAGTGGTTATGCGCGAGTGATTCCTGCATCTTTGTACATACGGTCCCGGTTACGTTCTTCGTCGTCACGCCCGACGACGCCACGAAAATCCCTCTGGCCCTGACCAGCTTGCCCCTCGATAGCAGCGACCGCTTCCACAGCCGCGCGCTCAGCCGCTTCGGCTGACTGCATCATTTCGCCGTGTTTGTACATATTACCATTATTCAGGCTATTCTGCGCGAGACTGTAAGACGCACGTGCGCGCTTTACCATATGCTCCGCCTGTGCAGAGTAACCGTGATTTGGCGTCTCGCTGCGCTTCTTGAGCTTCTTCTGTGCCTCCTTGACGCGAGCTAGGGCCTGCGTCATCCGATCTTCCCCAGCCTTCGCTTCTGCCATCATCTTGGCCTTACGCTCCATCGCTGCACGCACGCCTTCAGACGTGTCACGCCCTGACGTCTCTCCGGCTAAAGCGATCTTGGCAAACATGTAGCCCTTGCGCTCCATACCACGAGCGCGACGTTTCGCTTCAGCTTCGGTAGTCGCCGTGATGCGCTCCGTAACCTCCCGGCCGCCGTTCGTCAGGAACGTCAGTTCCCAAATCTTGGTGCCGTCTCGCGTACGCTTCGCCGGAACATGGTTGTGGATCACGTAACGCGTCATTGCTGCATCCTCCGCTCCCAGAACTTCCGCAAGGCGTCTGGCATGTCCATACCGAATGCGAAGCGCGAATAGCTCTCCGCGAAAATCTCGTCAGCCATCGCCTTCCTCTCGATGCCGTTCTTCTTGTAATCCTCTTGATGCTCTTTGTTGGCCATCGCGAGGAAGTACGGCAACTTGATCAGGCCGTCGCTCTTCATGCGCTCAAAGGTCTTGGGGTCGAACTTCTGCCCCCGGTGACCGGCCTCGTGCACGAGTATCTGCACTTTCTGCATGAAGGGCTTGTCGTGGAACTTCTTGGAAAGCTCGATCTCGTCATTGTCGGGGCTGTAGCTGCCGTTCCAATGGTTGTCGATATCGTTGACGTGTGACAGCTTCGACAAGCCCTTGAGGTATTGCAGCGGGTCGATGCTGCACGCCTGAGCCCAGACGTCGGCGAAACCCCGGTGCGCGTCGACCGTGCGCGCCGGGAAATGATTGTGGACGACGTAGCGCATCTGAGCCTTCACGCGTCAAGCCGCCTTAGCGATCTCAGCCACTGCCCGCTCGTGCCCAGGCTCGGGGGCGACATTCGAGTTCGCCGGGTCCATAGCCAACCGGGCGATTGCCGGCGAGGCCTGATCGTTCACCAGAACCTTGGAGACGCCCGGGATATCCGCGACGTTCGCGACCTGGCCAGACTGTGTCGTCAGAACGCCAAGCGCCGCCGCCAACGAGGCAACGGTGAGGCTGCAGCCGGCGACGATCAGCTTGCTCACCGTCTCGCCGAACAGCACTTGAAGATTGTCGGAAGCGCCAGCGAAAACAGCAAGCACCGCGATAGCGACTGCAATTGCAACTCTTACGTTCATGTTCCTTGCTCCAAATTTGATCAGTTAGCACGCAACTCAGGGGCCATAGCCTCGTGCTTGTTCCCCCGAGCAATCCAGTTCTTGAACGCGAGACTATCGACGCTTAGGTTTGTGATTGCGCCGATGCGCCGCGCCGCGCCGTCGTTATACGCCTTTTTGAAGGCGGCGACAGCGTCGCGCTCGGAGGTGAACCCAAGCATCAACTTGTGTTCGTCGAAGCCACCTTCAGGTTTCATCCCGTCGATAACCCAGACCTCACGCGACGAGTGCGAAGGTCCGATGAAACAGTCCAACCATTCTTCCTCGCCCTCAGCCGAACCAACCCGGCGAATGTAGCCGTAGTCAGCTGGCATGACGACGCTCCAGCCCTCACCCCGGCGGATCGTGCCGCGAGCGCTTTCGATAACGATCTGCAGCCCGGCGATCTCCGTAAAGGGCAGCGAGTAATCCGCCGCGTCCTGTGCAGCGTTCTTGCCGATCCAACGCCGATCACCGCCGCCGGAACCCCCGATCGCCTTCGTGATCGACTTAGCGCGCTCAAGCCCCTTAATCTGGGCCTGGGAGCGTTTCTCCGTCGCCTTTTCGGCCGCCGCCTGACCTTTCCTAGCCCCGGCCTCGGCCGCTTCTCCGGCTTCCTCATCGCCTTCCTCTGGGCCTTGATCGGGGTCGCCCCCGGGCATGTCGCCGCCCTCGCCCGGCATGGGCTCGGGTTCCGGCGGCTCGGCAACGTCCGACGCCTCGGAAATGTCCTTGTTCGAGATGTTGGTCCAGTAGCCGGTCGTCTTCGCAAGCTGACGAAGCTCTTGCAGCGCAACCTTCGGCGAGACAAGGCCAGCGGCCTCAATCTCCATGATGAACCGCGAGCCCTTGTCGGCGACGTCGGTTTTCTCAGTCTGGTTAAGCTGCCACAGCGGAACGAAGTTGAAGTTGAAGTTGTCGGGCAACTTGATCTGAAGCGACTGGGCAAGCACGCGCAAGATCAGGTTCATACCCTCGCGCAGGTCGTTCTCCTGTCGCTTCAGGATATTGTCGTAATAGGTACGCAGGTCGCTCTCGCCAGTCGAGTTCAAACCAGCCGGCGATTGCCCGAGCAAGCGCACGAGCGGGATTTGCAGCGCGCCACTGATCTGTTCCGCGAAGTGGATCAGAACGTCGGCGATGCCCGTGAAGCCACTCGCCTCGTGAGTGGCGAAATCGTCCTCTTTGTCCAAGAGGGTCACACCCTCAATGGACTGGTACTTGCGCATCAACTCGACGCGCTTCGAGATACCAACGAGCGCGTCGCCAGCGGTCGTCGCCGCCTCGTGCAAGCCGTCGATCTTATAGGTGCGAATGAAGCTCTTGTAGACCAGCTGGGCAGCGCCAACCGTCGCGCTGTCAAACGCGATCATGCGGTCGTAGAGCCGCTCGAAGACAGAGAGGCCCCACAGGTTCTCCATCACGCGCTGATAGTAAGGAAGGCGCACGCCCTCCATGCGGATGCAACGCGTGTAGTGAATCTTCTGGCCGCGCATAGCCGGCGCGTCAGCGACAACCTTGTAGTACTCGGGCAAGCCGAGATTAGGGCCGTACTCCGTGACGAGGTGCGTGAGGTCGGGGTCGACCATCCACCGATCGAAAACCGTCAAGCCACGGAACTGATCCTTGCGCACCGTCTCGATGCGCAGCGGGGTGCTCGGGTCTTGTCCGTCGATCAGCAACACCGCGATCGAACCGCCGTAAAGCTGTGACCACTTGATGTTGTCGGAAAGCTGTTGCCAGACCCTGAGCCGGGTCAGGCCCTGCTGCATCTCCTCGACCTTCTTAGGGTCTTCAACCGTCAGAATCTCGACGCCTGACCTGGTCATGTCGTCGGCGAGCAGGTCGACCGCAACGCCACCTAGCCAAGAGCCACGGTGAATCCACTCCAAGAGGGTGCGAACACGCGTGATCGGGTAGAAGCCATACGCGCTCTGCGACAGGGCGTTGTTGGTTCCTAGCCCAAGGTTCAGCGCAAAGTTCTGGAACGCGTCACCAGTGTTCTTGCCGCGTAGGGTCTTGCCCTCCTTGGCGACACGATCGACCGTTGCCCGCTTGATCGAAGCGCGACCTACGCCGACACCTCGCTTCCCTGTCGGGGCGAAGCGACCTTCAATAGATGCGCTGTTGTCCCGCGCAGGCTTGTTGCCTGCCGGGCGGTATCGGCTAACCATGTAAAAAGCTCGCTTCTCTATTCGGCTGCTTCGGTGAACAGAGGTTCAACCGGCTCTGGTCTTGCTAGTCGTAACTTCTTCAAGACTGCACGGTACTCAGCCAGTGATCGCTTCAACTCGACGGTAAGTCTGCCGTGCTCTTCGAGATCGCCTGACAGAAACGCGCTGACAATCCTGTCGCGCAAGTCGGCGATCTTTGGCGGAACGGAATCTCGAAAGCCCCCGGATAGCTCGTTGGGCGTCCACCTCGTCACGTAGCGGTGGCTACCTTTTGGGTTCATCGGGCCGGGCGGCTCGTCTAACTTGACGTACTTGCGAACCGTGTTCTCGTGAACGTCTAGCGCTTGCGCGATTTGCTTGTAATTAGCTCCAAGCCCACCCGCAAACATCTCGCAGGCTTTTTGCCAAATCTCGATTTGCTGCTCGCGCGGTATTGAACGCTTCATCCTGCCCTGACCCTTACAACGTACCCGCCTTTGAACCAGCGGCGTTTGACCTTTCCTGCAGTCGTCTTGGGCCAGTACGTCAGAATTTGATCTAGGATCAAGTTGACCTGTTCCCGAGAGCCACCAACTACATACCCGTTGGCCCCTCGCGCGGTGTAATACCCTTCAAAGCCGATCTTATCGCGCCCACCTGCTGCCAAGTTAGCCGATACGATGGCGCGATCGTCTCGAAGTGCTTGTCCACTGTCACGCTCTTTATCGAACCATCTACCTTCGAGACTAACTCGACCGAACATTTGGAGCGCCTCACGCGTATCCAGTGATCGTTGTTTTCGCCGCAATCAATCACGTCGGGTTTGGACGGCTCAGCGAGCACGTCTTCGATATCCGACTGGTGCGGCCCTTGGTGGTCAAACGTGAACATGCTGTCTCTCCCGCTGTCACGCACGCCTCAACCTCGACAGATGGGGGTCAGCCGAGAGGGAATGTAGAGGCTATCGCCGCGTTGGCGTTCGGACGGTCCCGGGGGGATGAGACCGGCCAAAGAGAATTACAAAAAGTAGACGAACGTGTAGAGCACGACGCAAAGCATGCCCACGCCGATCGTCAGGACGAACACTTCGATCTTAGCCAAAGCTCGCCGCTCCAATCAGCATCATGACGAGACCAGAAAGGGTCATTGCGATTACCGCACAATCGTAACGATCAAACGTCATCACTTCCCCCGTGTGAAGATCAGTTGGATGTGTCGTCGGCCCTTGCGGGTAATCTCTAGCGGCCATTCCTCCATCCACCCCTCGTGGATCATCCAAGCGACCGCCGCGCCCGGCAATTTGCTGAGCGCCTCGCGCAGCGTCGTTTTGACCCGGATGATCACTTAGCAGCCAGTACATACCTGTCAATCGCGTCGGCAACCATTTCTGGCGTGACCTCGTGTCCCCGCAGGTTGCGCCAGAACAGCCCGAAGAAAACAGGCTTTTGGTAAAAGGATACCGAGCCGCTCCTGTATTGGGTGCAGAACAAGCGGTTGGCAACCCCGGGCGACGTCAGTCTGGCACACTCCTCCCAGGCGCTGACGCTCCAGACACGCTTGGCGAGGCCCATTGCGCAGCTGCTGTAATACTGGAAGTCCCAGGGGCAGTTCTCGGGCCAATACTCCCGATGCCGCAGCAAGTAGCTCAAGTTCGAGAACGAGAACTCGCTGAGATCGGGCTTAAGGCTCGTCGGTGCACCACCTTCAACAAACATTGGCTCTTCTCCGATTTAGAGATAAGAAAGCGCCGGCACAGGAGCCATCTGGGGAACGCCAACCCTATCCCGCAAGCCCGGGCTCGCAAACGAGCTTACGGGGTGGCTCACTGTGCCGGACCCTCTCACATACTAGCGCCGATCAGATATGCGGAAGCACGTAAGGAAGAATCTCGCCAAAGTAAGCGACGTACCCGAAAATCGTCGGGTGACCGTCTGTCGGGTTGTACCAAGGTGCCCCGCTGCCCGGCAATGGCGAAGCTGACAAATCGATCGGGATCATGTCGTTCGCGCTGGCGTTCGAGATCACCAGCGAGTTGTA